GGGGGCGGTGCAAAGATCCCAAAAAAATCCCCAAAAAAGCGAAAGCTCCCCACACCTATGATGGCTAAATTCAAATTAACAAATGAACAAGGGGAAATTATTTTAGAAGAATGGAATTCTAGACTTGAAAATCCCCCCTCATTGCTAGAGCTCATACAACTTGCTTTCCCCGGGCAAAACTTGGACGGAAGAACTAAGGAGGGAAGAGCTGTAAAAGCTTTTTTGGCAACAAGAAAAATAAAAGCTAGAGGAGCGCACGAATATCAAGCGAAAGAAAAAGTGACCCTGACAAACGAACATAAACAGTTCATAGAAAATAACGCATCTTTGATGAACGGAAGAGAGATAGCGTGTGTCGTATTTGCTAATAACGAACTTACAAATCTTCACCAAGAAGTCAGAACGGTTAATGACTATATAAAATCTTTAGACTTAGAGCCATACGAAAATCCCAACGAAGTTCCAAGCTCAGAATACAAAGCGCCAAAAACCTTTGATAAAACCGTTAACACAGTTAATAAGTACGTTAATGGTGCGATTGATAAAAACAAAATCACAAGTTCTGTCAAAAAAAATATTGATTCTTTAATAAACTATTTAAGCACTTATAGGTTTAGTCATCAAATTAATACTTATTCATCCCAGACAGATAGAGAATTATTTGAAAGTAGCTTTATAAGATATACCCATGACAAAGCAGACCTGTCCCAAGAAGAAGTAGACCAATATATAGTTCTTTCTACAGAAGTTATTATCGCCGCCAGTATTCAAAGAAGGACGGAAAGATTACAGCAATTGCTCGACAACGCGGCAGAAGACACGGAAGGAAGGCGCATTGCCATGGCTCTTGTAGACGCAATCAGCTCTGCTCAGACAGAGTACAATCAGTGCATTAATAGACAACAAAAATTGCTAGACTCCTTAAAGCAAAAAAGAAGCGACATACTCAAAAACAAAATTAAAGAAAACGCAAGCGTGCTAAATCTTGTTCAGCTCTGGAAGGAAGAAGAAAGCAGAAAGAAGCTAGTACAGCTAGCTAATATAAGAAAAAAAGCCGTGTCAGACGAAATAAAAAACCTAACTGGCATGGATGAAATTAAGTGTAGGATTTTGGGACTAAGCAAGGGAGAGGTTTTAGATGAGTAACGTCATTGTTCCAAGTCCGACTTGTCAAGCTTGCCAAAAAGAATTTGAAACGCACAGGCAATTACACGCTCACCTTAAAGCTCACGATTTAAGGGTTGTGGGGTATTATCAAAAGTATTTCCCAAGGTATGATCTTCACGATAACAACATTATTAAATACAAAACTTTAGAACAATATTTTTCTACAGATTTCAATTCTAGAACCAATCTTCGGCTTTGGCTCAAATCTGTTGAGGAGGACGAAGCGGAGACTTACTGTAAAAATATTTTATTAAAAAGAAAAAATGATAAGGGTCTTATTTATACCCCGACTCAAGTAGAACTTAGAACAATACTTTCACCACCCATTCAATATCTGCGAGAAATTCTAGATGGATATTACAAAGTCTGTGAAGAAATGGGGTTTAAAAATAAATATCAATTACCCTCGGAAATAGTTGAAGGAAAAGAGTACGCGAAGCCGCAATATTCTATACATATAGATACAAGAGAGCAACTCCCCTTAAAGTTTGATGATTACCGCACTAGGTCCACGACGTTATCCGTGGGAGACTATACTTTCAGCGAGCCCAAGCTAACCTGTAACTGCTATATAGAAAGAAAATCTTTGGCTGACTTTATTTCTACCATGAGCGTCAAAAACTTAGATAGATTTGAAAAAGAAATAATAAGAGCGGAAGACGAAAAAATTAACTTAATCATTTTAGTAGAAGACACCTTGGCTCACGCCGTCAGCTTTAAATATTTACCCCATATATCAAAAAAAATAAAGGCAACACCAGAATATATATTTCACAACGTAAGAGAACTAATACAAAAATACCCACATATTCAGTTCCTGTTTGTTGGTGGTAGAAAAGAGGCAGAAAGAGTAATTAAAAAAATATTTTTTAGTGGGTGTTTTTATAAAAAAATAGACCTTCAGTACGCGTACGATACGAAAGTTTTATAATGTGGTATTGTCCTGAAAAATACGAAGTCGAACCGGAAAACATCAACGAAAAGATGATGTCAATCGAAGGCTTCTTGTCAGACAAAGAAGCCAAGATAACATTGGCTAAATTTTTACATGCCAATTTAGGTTTTACAACGGAATTAATTTCAGGAATTAAGCTTGCTCCTTTTCAGGAAGTTACCCTCAGGGGCATGATGAATAGAAATTTTAGCATGTGTGTGTGGGGACGTGGTTGCGGTAAAACTTTTATAGCTTCGGTGTTTTGTTTTTTGCAGTGTATTTTTAATCCGGGAACTAAAATTCTTGTGGCTGGGCCAACTTTTCGTACGGCAAGATTTATATTTAGTAATTTAGAAAAATTGGTGGAGTCTAAGGGTGCAGAATTGTTGGCTCAATGTTTTGGGGCAAAAGTAAAGCGTAATGACCAATTTGAGTGGTCTATCAATGGGGGAACAATTACCGCGATTCCTCTCAACGGTGAAAAGATTCGTGGTTTTCGTGCAAATGTACTTTTATTAGACGAGTATCTTTTGCTTCCCGAAGACCTAATTAATACAGTCCTTATGCCCTTCTTGGTAGCTCCACAAAACATGAAGGAGCGCATAGAGATTAGGGAAATGGAGGATAAGTTGATTGAGTCGGGGCACATGGAAGAAGAAGATAGAATAGTCTTTGAGAATGACTCTAAAATGATAGCCCTATCTTCAGCTTCTTATACGTTTGAAAATTTATATAAAACTTATAAAGATTGGGCGAATCATGTTTACGATGATAAAAAATCAGACTCTTCGTATTTTATTTCTCAAATGGGGTACGAAGCTTTACCAGAACACATGATTGATCAAACAATTATTGAGGCAGCCCAAGACGGAGGAACGTCTAACGCTTCTTTTCAGCGTGAGTATTGCGCTATGTTTACAGACGGAAGTGATAGTTATTTTAGCGCAATCAAAATGCACGCATGCACTATCCCAGACGGCGAAGAACCAACAACCCTTATAAAAGGAAGGCAAGACAAAAAATACATAGTAGGCATTGACCCCAACATGAGTGATAGCCCAAGCGCGGACTACTTTGGAATAGCGATAATGGAAATTGATGAAGAAAAAGAAACATCTACGCTGGTACATAATTACGCTGGTTTAGGTAATTTAAATAAACACGTACAATACCTTTATTACATATTGGAAAATTTTGATCCAGTTTTAATTTCTATTGATAATGCCGGGGCAGATATGTTTATTGAAGCAGCTAATAACTCTAAGCTTTTTTTAGACGATAGAGTTAATTTAAAAACAATTGAATTTGATTCTAATAAAGAAGGAACCGATTACATTAAACAAGTAAGAGATTTTAAAAGATCGTATAATAAAGAAAATAAACAAATAGTATTTAATCAGGTTTTTTCAAGCGATTGGATAAGAAAAGCCAACGAGCTCTTACAGGCCAACATTGACTATAAAAAAATATGGTTTGCCTCTAGAACATCTGCGAACGGCTCAGAATTCGACAAACAAAGTACATACAAGATTAATTTAAAGCAGGTTAACGAAGATAATTTGGGAATGTTCATAGAAACTCAAGATGATCTAGTATATCAAGTTAAAAGACAGTGCGCGCTAGTAGAGGTAAAAACCACGGCAAGGGGGACTCAAACATTTGACCTGCCGCAGCATTTGAAGAGGAATACTAGCGCAAATAGAGCTAGAAAGGATAATTATACAGCCTTGCTGCTTGCGAACTGGGCGGTGAAGTGCTACTTTGACATGGAAAATTATAAGTTAAATGAAGGAAGTGCGACATTTATACCTAGAATGGTGTAATAAAAGCAGACGCAAATAAAAAAATAATCTAAAATTTAAAAAAATGAGCCAAAATAAACCAAACGCGAAAAGCACCCCGCAGAAGAGGAAAAGGGGGGCTCCGAAAAAAGCGGAAGCTTCAGCCATACCGTTAATGACTGCGACGGCTTCACACGAGTCTTTAGCTCATACATCTGAGACCTCCTACAGAAGAAACAAGGCTGGGTCCATAGAGAGAACAGACAAATTTACAAACATTGAAAACGGGCTTATTCCGTTCAAGCTTTATAGTGGGGCAGGCCAAACCGGAATCTCTATTAGGGATGCTGTAATTTTATGTCAAAAAGCTTATTATAATTTTTCTGTATTCAGGAACACCATTGATTTAATGACGGAATTTTCTACTAGCGATATCTTTTTTGAGGGGGGGAGCAAAAAATCGAGAAATTTTTTCGAGTCCTTATTTAACAAGGTAAACATATGGGACTTGCAAGATAGATTTTTTAGAGAATACTATAGATCAGGAAATGTTTTTTTGTATAGATTTGATGCAAAATTAAAACCTGCTGACGTTAAAAAAATTAGCCAAACTTTTGGGGGAAAATCTTCGAAAGTTAAAATTCCTTACAGATATGTAATCCTAAATCCCGCGGACGTAACAATAGCTGGCTCTTTAAACTTTGGTTCGCAGTCTAGAAGATATCATAAAGTACTTACCGATTGGGAGCTTGAGAAAATAAGAAATCCCAAGACCGAGGAAGATAAAGAAATCTATGACGCTCTTCCGGACGAAACTAAGAAAGCCATAAAGCGGGCGCCGCTTTCAACAACGGTTACAATCGAACTAGACGGAGAAAGGTTTTCGGCGGTATTCTACAAAAAGCAAGATTACGAACCGTACGCTGTACCTATGGGTTACCCGGTCTTAGAAGATTTAAACCATAAGGCCGAACTTAAAAGAATGGACATGGCAATTACAAGAACGGTTCAACAAGCCATTCTTTTGGTAACTATGGGGAATGAGCCCGAAAAGGGAGGGATCAATCAAGAAAACCTTATAAAAATGCAGGCTCTTTTTGAAAATCAATCGGTTGGAAGAGTTTTAATTGCTGATTATACAACCAAAGCTCAATTCGTTATTCCTCAGGTGTCTGACATTCTTGATCCAAAAAAATATGAAGTAGTTAACTCGGATATTAACGCTGGCCTTAACAACATGCTTACTGGCGTGGGTGCTGCTGGAGAAAAATTTGCAAACCAGCAAGGAAAAGTTGAAGTGTTTATTGCTAGGCTTAGGCAGGCTAGAAAAACGTTTTTAAATGATTTTCTTTTGCCCGAAGTTAAAAAAATATCTAAAACCCTTGGATTTAAGAATTACCCTACGCCAAAATTTGAAGAAATCTTATTAAGAGACAATACTCAAAAATACAGGGTATACACCAGAATGGCAGAACTTGGACTATTGACTCCCGAAGAACTTTTCCAAGCACTGAATTCAAACAGGCTCCCCAACAAAGAAGACTCTACCGAATCTCAGAAGCAATATCTGAATGATCGAGATGATGGGCTTTATTTCCCCTTGGTTGGAGGCTCTCCCACAGAAAATCCGGCCATGGAATCTTGGGAAGCTCCAGAGCCAAAGAATGTGGTTGACCCGAGCAAAGAGACACAAAAAAGTCAAACCACCTCCCCAAACAACGGAAGGCCCTCGGGAACAGACGGCATTCCCCAAGAAAGAGAGAAAGCTGCAGCGAAACAAAAATACAGTTTCGAAGAAGTAAGAGCAAACATCGTCAAGTCTCAAGGCTTGGAAAAGAAAGTTGAAAAACAACTCAGAAAAATACACAAAAAAACAAGACTTACCAAAGCTCAGAAAGAGATCGCACAAACCATTGGGCACATAATTATTGCTAACGAAACCCCCGATAATTGGGAAAAGTCTGTTGAGAAATATTGCAAAACCCCAGCAGACCAAAACGAAAAGCAGGTTAGAGCGGTAGAAGAAATAGCCTTTGAGCATCAGCTAGACACTTTCATGGCAAGTATACTGTATCATAGCAAAACAGAGGAAAAAAATGAACTTTAGAGATACGGGGCAAAAAGATTCTGGGAATGTTATAAGTAGAGATTCTACTTATCTAAGCGCAAATGATGGCTTACTTATTCCCGCGTGTAACGCAGACAAAAGCATTATCGTGTATGACGTATTGTCTTACGGCGCTGGCACGTTAGGCACTGCTGCTGACGGTGGAGGAACTCGCCTCGGCTTCATAAATGCAGGACACAACGAATATGGCGTCTCACTCATAGTCCCCGCTGGTCAAGGCGTATATACCAACGCCCAAAGCGGGAACATAACAATTACTTATGCTGTTGTAGATGGTCTTCCTGCTAGCCGTATAACTAATGTAAGCTCAGGAGGAGGAGCAACTACGACCACAACTACCGCCGCAGCAACGACGACCACAACTACCGCCGCAGCAACGACGACCACAACTACC